CCATTGCTACTCTAGCAATCTTCTTTGTTTCTGAATTTGAAATACTATCAAAAATCGTATCAGCTTCTGCGGAATTTAAAGATGTTTGAATACTATCTGTAGTACCGTTAAGGTAATTAGAAAATTCATCCATTCTATTAATCCACTCGCTTAATTCATCATACATCTCTCTTTGTTGAGAATTAACAGGGCTACCATCAGCTGTTTCGGGTACGTCAATATCAAAATCACCAGCATCTGTTTCTGGTTCTAAAGTTGATTGCATTGCTTCAGGATCAGTAAGTTGCTCTTCATCTTGCTCATTGAGAAACTTAATAAATTTTTTACTATATAAACTCATATTATTATTTATAAATATTTATATGCAAAACAAAGGAAAACTCAAAATGTTTGTTGATCACTTAATAAGTGAAGATCAAATACCGGATGCTAGTCGACAAGTTAGCGGCATATCTTCAGATACCTCCCCACAGCAAGTGAATATAAATGATCTTATTAAAAGACAATCATCAGATGATACAGCTCCTAAATTAGATCAATACCCTTTAAATTCATTTAATGAAATATCATCAGATATATTTATAAGCATACAAAATCTTATGAGTATGCTTAAATCAGCTTATAATAATCCTAGTATTAAGGATAAAAAAAGTGTAAAAGAGTGCTACAATTCAGCTAACGCTATAGAACAGAAAATAGTTGACTTATCTAAAAAAGTCGGTAAAATCAAGTAATGATAAAACCTATAGTCTCATTAGTTTTGACAGTATGTATTAGTACTCTTTTTAGTCTACTATTTATCGATAACTTTAAAGTTGTATTTGCTATAGCTACAATATTACAATTTATTGGATTTTATATTTTTAATAACATATATGAGAACTTTCTTAGAAAGAAAGCAATTGAGTTATCCGTAGAGTTTGAAAAGGAACGAGCTAAGAGTATGGTTACTGTTAGTTGTCCATCGTGTGGTAATTTACAACAAGTTCAGATGGCAATCAATACTGATAAAGTATACGAATGTTCTAAATGTAAAAGTGAAGTAAAAGCAAGTAATAATACTAATACATTATTAACAACAAATCCTATATATACCCAACGATGAATGAATTAGAAAAGCATACAGCAGTTAAACCAAGCTCAACACTTATGCCACAGGTTGAAGTGAATAAATTTCCTTTTAATGAAATAAAATTAGCATTAAAGGATTCTTTAGAAATGGATAACTATGATGCCTTTATACAAGGCATGGTAAAACAAAAAAATATTAAAAAAGTTGACATTTTAAAGACGTTTTTTGAGTCTTTATATAATGAGGTGAATGGTATTAATAGTAAGCATACAGGTGAGGATAAATCATTCTTTAACATTAATAAGAAAATTTTAATAACTAATTTGCAAAACTCCCATGAAATTTTAAAAATGTATGATATAGGTGATGAAAAGTTATTATATTCACTGTTAGGAACACTGATACAATATATATATGAAAGAAAAGAACGAGAATAAAGAAGAATATAGTATAGATTTTTTAGCTAGATTTGCATGCTTATATGAGGGAGTTAATTTAGCATGCCAGCGAGCAGAACGAATCGGGTACGATTCAGAAAAAAGTAATGCTTGGATTAAACCTGGAGCATTCCAGAAGTATGTTGCAGAGCGGTATGGTGATATGAAATATAGTATGGAACAAGAACAACGAGGAGTACAAACAGATGAAATTTATCCCTGGGACCAAGTTTATAAATAATACCACTAGTAATACCAAGCTATTTAAACGAGGAGTTGTCTATAAATTAGCTAATATTAAATTAGTAGAGGAAAAATATGAATATACATTTATATTACCTGATAAAGTATCAAAAACTATAAAATTTGAAAGTATTGAAATAGCTGATAACTTTTTACAGACTATTTTAATTTAATAATAGTCACCATATACGTGAGTATCATTAATAGACATATCAAAGACGTCTTCTTTACTGACATTGTCTACATTATATAAGTCGTAGTCTTCCTTTTTAGTTTGGGACTGTTCATTAACACCACCACTTAACCGACCAGCAAACGTATCTTCATAAATTTGACTATTACCTGATATCCCACTAGTCAAATTATTGAAAGGAATATTTGGTTCGAAACTATAATCTAGCCGTTTTGCTTTTATTAAGAAGACGTAATGACCAGCTAAGTTATTAATTTGTGCAACATCCTCGTCAAGCTTTTCAGTTATTTCAAAATACTTGGCTTGTCGATTATTAGGTCTATCATCACCGTATTCACTCAATTGAAATATATCACCAGCTTTAGGTTCAACAATATTATATTGAGTCTCCCAAACAGCACTTAAAGTGTAAAATTCATCATAAAAAGATGATATATGTATATATGCAGTTATATCATCATCACTTTCAAATCCAAATTGTGATAATGTTATTGCATTTTCATTTAACGTCGCTGCAATAATTATTTCTCTTGGGTCTGCAAATACTTTTGTAGGTTCTTCCCCATATAAATTATTTGCACTTAATGGGTTGAAAGTATTAACAAAATATTTTACTTTAACTCCAAATTGGTTAATTTCTTCTCTCCACCAGTTACTAAATAAAAAGCGTTCAGATTCTTGAATACTCTTATCGGTAAATCTATAGCATGCTTCATCAACCACTTGCATGCCCGGGTAACAATCATTATAATCTGCACTCATCTTTTTATAATAAAGTTTTTAGTTTTATCATCGTAATATAACTGTATACCAGTGCTTCCTAATTTTTTAATCTCACCTTTAATTGGTATAACATTATATTCAGTTCTCATATATTCTAAATCTCCACTATCACATACTCTCATACCATGATCATCTTTTAGAGATTCAATTTTAGAATTTTTTGATGGGTCAATTTTTACATAATCAGGTACAATTTTTTCACTATTTCTACTATAACCGTTACTTGAAGCTTTTGGTATAGCTCTCCGATGTCGATGATTTACACCTACTTGAGGACCGTTATACTTGTTCTCAAAAAACTTTTTAAAAAGCTGCATATTTATATTTATACAAAAAAAAGCTGCAACCAATAAAGTTGCAGCTTTTTAAATTTACTTTTAAATCTTATGCAAACAAGTCACCTGTCTTACCAGCTTTACCTGATACTACTGCTTTCTTTGATTGAAGCTTATGTCCTGCTGAATCTGGAAGATCATGACCTTCGCCGTTTCCAACCTTCTTCAAGCTACCTTGTGCTTTACCACCTGAAGCTCTAACAGTACCTACTGTATTCTTACGACTTGTAAGTGAATGGCCAGCTGAATTAGGAACTTCCTTTAATTCGGTAGCTTCGTCGACTGTTTCATCTTCATCTTCATCTTCTTCTGCTTCTTCAAAAGCATCAAAACCATCTTCACCTTCATCTTCACCTTCATCTTCGTCAGATAATTGATCCATTAACATATCATGAAGCTTTTGAGCTGTTTCACGATCTAAGGTTAATGTAATTTCGTCTGTTTCTTCAACTTCAGCATCACCTTCATCTCCTGCGTCAATGCCGAGTGCTTCGAGTTCATTTTGGTCGTCCTCAGACATTACCGATTCAAATAACTTATCAAATGTAGATTTCATGTAATTATTTATAGATTCTTTTATCTTTTTTCCAACCTTTTTATCATAATTCTCAGAAGAAAAATCTTCGCTATCATATAATTCATCTTTTTTCTTAGATTTTTTAGGGTCAATCGAGGTTTCTAAGCCTTCAACATTACTAGGACCTGTTGATTTATCATTTTGTAGCTTCTTATTTTTATTGCTATTTAAATCAGTAGCACCTTTGCCTGGCTTAGTGCCAAACTTAGCTGCTTTTTCACCAGGTACGTTTTCTGATAAAATCTTAGTGGAATATGTATCCCAAATTTCTGTGAGTGTATTTGCCCGACTTGTCATATAAATATTTATTGGATGGTAGCTAAAAATAAACAAAATTACATGAATAACCCTGATTTACCAAATGTCGGGGCTGAATTTGAGTATACACCTAAGATGATAAAAGAGCTTAAAAAGGCTCAAAACAACTTATTATATTTTGCTGAAAACTTTTTTCATATCATTTCACTAGATGATGGTAAGCAAAAAATAAACCTCCATTACTGTCAAAAACGAGCTTTACGTAAAATGCGGGATAATAGATTCTTTATATTATTAGCATCTCGACAAATTGGTAAGACTACAATGATGACAATCTATGCTTTATGGATTGCCTGCTTTAATAATGATCAACGTATTTTAATTGTAGCTAATAAAGAAGGTACTGCTATTGAAATTATGAATAGAATTAGATTAGCATATGAAGAGCTACCTAATTGGTTAAAACCAGGTGTTAAAGAATATGGTAAGACTGCAGTAACGTTAGCGAATGGTACGAGAATAGGTATATCAACTACTACAGGTACAGCAGCTCGTGGTCAATCTGTAAATTGTTTAATTCTAGACGAGCTAGCTTTTATTGAGCCTAATCTTGTTGATGATTTCTGGAAATCAGTATATCCCATCGTTTCAGCTTCTAAGAAGTCTAAGATTTTTATAGCTTCAACAGCAAATGGTACCGAAAATCTTTTCTATAAGTTGTATTCAGGAGCTGAGTCTGGGGATTCTAATTGGGCATACGATAAAATCTTATGGAATGAAATACCAGGTAGAAATGAAAAATGGAAACAAGATACTATAGCATCTATTGGTAGTACAGATGCATGGATGCAAGAGTTTGAATGTCAATTTATATCAACTGGTGAGAGTTCTTTAGATTTAGAACTTTTTGAAAAGTTATCTACACAAGCAAAAGACCCGAAATTTGTTTTTGATGATGGTCACTATTTATTATGGGATGAACCTAAAGATGATAGGATATATGTAGCAAGCGTTGATACAGCAGAAGGTTTAGGTCGGGATGCTTCAGTTATACAGATATTAGATTATACTGATCTCACTAATATAGAACAAGTAGCTACATACCATAATAATATGATATCACCTTATAACTTCACTGAAAAGGTTTATGAAATATTACAACACTGGGGTAATCCGTTAGTATGCATTGAAAGAAATAATAGTGGAGGTCAAGTTGTTGATATTCTTAAAAATACACACAATTATGAAAACATAGTATCGTGGGGAGCAGCTACTGCAAGTAGCAGAAAGAACAATCAACTAGGTATCGTAGCTCATACTAATACAAAATATAAAGGTGTTATGAATATGAGGTATTGGTTAAATGAACTTGAAGCGGTGAAGATAAACGATATACATCTGGTTAAAGAATTAAAGGACTTTACGAAGCATCCAAATGGTACATGGAGTGCTAAGAAAGGTAAGCATGATGATAGGGTTACTTCGATGATGTGGAATTTAATAGTACTTATAGATGATATAGTTACAAAATATTTTGATGTTGTAAAGTATGATTTAAATAATCGACCTTTAGAGTTACAGCAATTTGATTACGGTATTAAATATTTTATAGACCCCACTTCAATGTATACAAATGAAAAAGACTCCGGTAACTCTCAGACACTGCCTATTATAATAGGCAATGCTCAACAGGTAAATAATGATATGGGTAATTTAATCAATCAAGGATACAAACCATGGCAAATGTAAATCAATCACAATTCAATAAAAGCAGGTTAGATAAATTTCTACTTGTACTTAACTTACCACCTGTTTTAAAAGATTTGGCTAAGAAAGACTTTGCAAGCCGAGACAATAATGTAGTAATCGAAGATAGTTTACAGTTTTCTGTATATGGGTCAGTGATACCAACAGTTACTGTACCTGCCATTGAACAAGGATATGCAGGTCAGCATTATAAATTATCAAGCAATACAAGACCTGCATATCCAAATGTTAAGGTTAATTTTACCATTGATAATAAATTTAATAATTACTGGGTAATATATAAATGGTTAGATATGTTGAATGATGAAAAAGCTTCACATTATAATGGTAAAAATTATACAAATAAAATAACTCCAGAAGATTACCAGTCAGATATGACTTTATACGCTAAAGATGAGTTTGATAATAATATTGTTAAATTTACTTACACCAAAGCATTTCCAGTAGGTTTAGGTGAGATAAGTTTCAATTATAGAACAGCTGGTGAGATAGAAACTACATTTGAATATGCATTTTCTCAATTACTAGTCGAATTATTGTAATTTTTACTCCGCGGATATATAAATAATTATATATGGCTAGAACAATACAATCCCCCGGTGTAGAAATTAAAGAAATTGACTTAAGTCTCAGAGCTAACTTACCTATTGGTACCTACGTTATGGTGCCTGGGTTTTCTGATAGAGGACCAACTGATGAAGTTGTTCAAGTAACGAGCCAAAGTGAATTTGAAAATATCTACGGTTTACCTACAACCCCAGCAGAGAGATATTTTTACCACTCAGTAAGACCTCTCTTTAACTCACCAGCTAATATCTTAACATACAGATTACCGTATGGTGGTGGTAAAGGTAATGGCTTTGGTAATACATACGGTGTATTAGCATACCCATCTAAATCAATTAGCATCAGCCAAACAGGTACTGGTGTGACTGCATTAAACGAAGTAGCAATTAGTTTAAACTATGACACAGCTGAATTAACAACTAATGGATTAAGTGGTGCTAATTTCTTATTACAAGGTTCATCTGGTAAAACATACAGCTTTGCATTCGGATTTGGTGGAGTAGCACCAGTACGATTACCATCAGCAACTGGTGCTCAATTATCTGCAAGCGTTACAGCAGGTGCAACAACACCAATAGCAACTATTTTAGGTAATATACCTACTGCATTTTCTAGTGTATCAGGTATCGGTAACGAGTTTAGAGAGATTGTAGTTGACGACAATGTAGTAACATTTACATTATCTGCAGAAAATGTAATACCACTTTCCGCAAATGCAGAGGTAGAACAGTCGTTATTAGATGGTCTTGATAATCCTGGTGATGTTTATAGTGCTGAGCAATCATTAGGTACAACACCAGCAGGAGATAGTAACTTCGGAGATGTATTAAATACATTTAACGAACAAGAAAATGATGTATTGAGTATTCTTGGTAAACCAACACACTTTCAATTAACTCAAGAGCAATATAATAGTATTCAAACTGGTACCTCGTTTAGTTGGAGTAACTCTTCAACATCAAATTTCACTAATGGATTTGATGATCTTGGTAAAGCAGCAATGCTTATATTGAATAAAGGTCAAACAACTATTGATCAAAGATTCCAAGGTTTTTATATTGGTGCTATTGATAATACAAATCTAAATGATGCAACAGATTTTGATGGTATTTTAACAGCTGAAACAGTAGCTCAATCAGCTGCATTTACAAGTAATTATACTACATTACCTGGTCAAAGGTTAGATTTCTCTTTATCATCAATATCTGATAATAATACAAGTACATTCGGTCAAGA